GATTCAGGTTGAGGACGTTGAGAGTGCCCGTAGGCGTCGTGACCGTCTGACGACCGACGTAGATCGGCAGAATCTCTTTCTGAACCGCCCAGAGAGGGATTCCCTTGTTCGCCATCGCCTGAAGACGGAGAAACAAGAGGTCCGTCGCGATCTCGATGCGTTCGGACGTGATCTCCTGTCGAGCGATCCGACAACGACCGTAAGCGTTGTCTATGACCTTACGGGTACTGAATACCGTGGTCCCGACAGTATTGGAAGTAGCCAACTCTGCTTCTCCTGATGAGACATGGTCTACTTCCTAGAGCCGACCAGAGATGATGCCGCTTACTCGAAAATCAGCACTTCCCGCCTTTTCGCATCTTGTGCCCCTTCGGAGCCGGCCGATTGACGTGCTTGGTGACTTCTTCTCGCGCGACCTTTCGCATCGAGACCTTTCCACCCTTTTGAAGCCCCAGGTCCTTCTCACGCTGACGTCGGATACTTCCTCGAACTGCATCCATAGAGGAACGTCGAGGCATCTTCTCCTGCAACCGACGGGCTTCCTCGTCCGTGATCTGACTTCCCGTAACTCGTCGCAGAGCCCGAGCAGTTTTTTCCATCGAAAGAGGCCCAGCTGGCTTTCTAGCCACCTTCCCGCCCCGAGCGAATCTCTGTGGTCGAGAACGTTCATGCGCCCGCACGGTCGTAACTGCACGGTCGACCGCCGAGCCCGTGAATCCGAAGCTCGCCGGAAACTCGAAGTTTGCGACATACTTTGGTCCGGGCATGGTTTTCTCCTATGGGGCGACTCGATAAGTGTAAGCTGCGAAACCGAGATTGGTCGCGGGAAACTCGCGAGCCCCTGATCCGGTCCAGACGGTATTCACGTTGAATCCGCTGTTACCTAGAAAGATGTTTCCGTTCGTGGCGAACTGTATGGTCACTGCGACTGGGGTTCCGTTGTCGGTTCCGTTTGAGCCCCCAAAGGTCGCGGCCTGAAGCGGCCGAACCGCGGCGGGCATGGCTGTACCGCCAGCCGTGTTGAACGTCGTGGCGTCTCCCGTTCCACTGGCTATGTCCGTGGGGTACACGGTAACATAGGCGTTGACGCCGTCGCTGGTCTTGACGTAGGCCCAGTTCTGAGTGGGAGTCGTGCCGCAACAGTTCGGATAGGTGACCGCGAACGTGCCAACCGTAATCGCGGCCGCTGCGGTCGGCGTAGACCAGGTGGGCAGCGTGTTGTCCCCAGCCGAGGTTAGAACCTGACCACTGGCCCCCGCAGAACCATTGAGCTGTAGTTCGTTGGTCAGGTTGATGCGCGCGGCCTGCATCTGGTCTCCGATGGTGAGATCGTCGCCCGCCGCGCTGTATGTGAGTCCTGTGTCGCCTCCGAAGGCCCCGGCGTCGTTGAACTGGACATTCGTATCCGCGCCACCAGGTGAGCTGGTGGACGCCGCTTGGTAACTGGGGGCCATTCCCGCGCCGTTGGAGGTGAGTACCTCTCCCGCGGAGCCCGGTCCTACTCCACCAAAACCGACCGGAGTCAGCTTGATCTGTGTCGAGAACGTAGAGCCGGCCGGCAGTCCGGAGCCCGACTGCTGCGCCCCGACGTAGACGCCGAACGCCGCCCCTAGGCCGAGGCCCGCGAGAGCGAGTATCATTCTCCACTGTTTCACGCGACACCCCCTTGGACGATGGTCAGTTCGACCGGATCAGCTCCGGCCGTCTGCCGAATGCGGAACGCTCGCACAGGAGAGTTGAACGTAGCGTAGGCATCCGCTACGGCCGCATCCATGCCTACAACCGCCACCCACTTCGACGTGGCAGCGTCGGGATCGTAGCCAACAGCCCAGATATCGTCCTGCGTCCATTCGACCGTGTAAGTCGCATCGAGCCCCGTCCCGCGAATGATCGCCCGGAGGCTGACCAGAAAATTCGGCAGGTAGATGTCCATGGGCAGTACCGGCGAACTCGTAGCCGGCTGCACCGTGTAATTGATCGGTCGCATTCGTCTCTCCTAGACGACAGAGGGGAGTTGGAAGTCCTCCCCGATCCGCCGTTGGATCAATTGTTGAACGTCGATCCGTTGATGAGCCCGGCCGCGTCGTAGTTGCCCGAGAACATCTGACCCGGCTGCCCGGCGATGCTCCACTGAGCTGCAACGAACGCGTCGTCCGCGAACCAGTTCCCCGCCGCAAGGCAGGTGTTGGCCGCGAGGTCGCCCGCCGCTCCAGCCGCGAGATTGCCGTACACGTACGCGGCCCCCACGGTCATGAAGTAGTTCTGAGCGATGAGCCAGTTCAGCATGATGCCCGCGCCTCCGCCCGACGTATTGACCGCCGAGAGGATGTCGGCTCCATTTCCGTAGAACCGATTGCCTCGGACCTCGACATCGGACGATCCGATGCCTCCGCCCGCCGCGACGCTGTGCTGCACGATGATGCCCGCACCGGATGTCGTACCCCGAAACAGCGATCCGGCGATGATGCCCTCGCTGGCCGAGTACGAATCGTCCGTCGTGGACCCCACCAGACGCAGCGCGGCCTCCGTCGCCGCCATGCCCGCGTCGCCGTCGAACACGACATCGTTGTAGGCGAAGCCGTTGCCTCGCTGAATGACGGTATCGCTGTCCGATCCGGCAAAGCGAACACTGCGGCAATTGAAGCCTTGCGCCAAGACCTCCAGCGCGGTTCCACTTGCCGGAATGATATCCGGACGAGCGTACCCCGCGAGTTGTGCGCCGACGATGGACAGGTAGTCCATGTCGTCCTCGACGACCAGGTTTTCTGCGTAAGTGCCGGGGAACACGAAGATCGTGGCTCCGGCCGCGTTTCTCACGCGATTGAGTGCACCCTGGATCGTCGGCACTGACTCGCCGACACTGGTGAACTGCCCAGACTGGTCCACGAAGAGAACCTGTTCGGGCAGGCTCGGAATGGAGAGCTGGGGCCCTCCCCCGAGCATGGGGATTCCGAACGACGAGACGCCGTTCGGATAGGCTGTAAAAGTCATGAGTTTCTCCTGTGTGTTTGACGGTCGGGAGAGGTGGCAGTCCCTCTCCCGCTCCGATCAGAGCCCCGGAGTGCCCCAGTTGTCGCGAGGATCGGTCCACGACGGCCAATACCGTTCGGTGGACTTGTAGCGCATCGAGTCGGTCTCGAAGTCGCCTTCCATCGCTTTCTGGAGTCTTCGGCGCATCATCAGCTGGACGCCACGCTTACCCGCCCAGTCGTTCTGAATCCACCAGGCCGTCGTCGAGGTCACGCGGCTGAGAACCGCGACACCCCTCTTCAACAATCCCATGGAATTGACCGGGTTGATATCGTTGTTCGCCGCTCCCGTACGCAACACGGACCGAACGATGACTTCGGCCTGGAACATGTTGCTCGGGCTTACGACGAACTGCACGGGGTTGAGCCGGACCTTCTTGCCGTTATTGTCAACGGCCGATCTGATCTGGATCAACATCTGCTCCGTGGACGTCTGCGACAAGGCCGCCGCCGTCGTCAGGAGGTTGGAGAACGTCCCGTTGGCAATCGGATGCGAGGCATTGTTCATGCTCACACCGTCACCGCCCGGATAGGACGCGTTGAACGCGCGGTTGAAGATTTGCGCGACCAGGGTCTCCTTCGTCTCGATCATGCTCTGAGCGAGGTGCTCGGAGTAGATTTTGCCGATGGAGATGTGATCGCCGTCCTCGACCAGAACGCGCGTGAGAGCGAACGCAAGGCCGAAAATCCGGTAGATGTAGCGCTGTCGAAACAGCTCTCCACCCTGGCCGTACGTGATCGGATCGCCGTCTGGAATCTCGGGCGCAGCGTTGAAACCGTAGAGGATCGGCTCCTCGTGGTACGAACGCTTGATACCCTGGCGCTCCGTGCAGACTTGCTTCCACTCGTCTGCTCGCAGATCGTAGACACCATCGAACACCTCGTTGAGGATGGGCTCGATGACCGACCGGAAGTCGGTACTACGCATTGGGTTTGCCATAGCTGGTTACCTCCTTCAGGTTGGTTACACCGACGCGATGTCGGCGACGTACTGGTGCTCGGAGAACTGAACTTGGACGATGGGAAATGCATCGCCCCAGTCGTTGTCCGGATACGGCACCAGGCCAATTACGCGAAGACCCGCGTTCGCCGCCGCGGAGGCGACGTTGAGTGCGACCGACGACAAACCCGTGAGCGCGTTGCCCGCGAGAGCCGTCCAGTCGTACTGCTGACCGATTGCTGCGATTGTCAACGTATCGTTGGCCTGAATCTCGTAGACGAGTTCGGCCTGTTGTTGCGTGAAGTACGCTCGCGCAATCGTTCCCGTGGAGAGAACCGTGTTGGCCACCCACTGGTTCAACCAGATGGGTCGCCCGGTCGAGTCCACGTATTCGACGCCTTGGAAGACGCCGATGGCTCGGGACCCCGCCGCGGCGGCCACCAGATACCCGGCCGCGCTGATGGCGACGGGGCTGTTCTGATAGAGTGCCGTAGCGTAGCCCGACTCGATCTGAGGGCCACTCGATCCGCCGGGACCCGGCCGCACGATCCCCGTCGGGGAATAGAGTGGCCGGATGCCAAACGGAGCTGCTGTTGCGGTCATGTTGACCTACTCCTTGGTTTGAGGGATACTCCGCCCTCAACGCTCCTTGAACAGTTTCCTGAACTTCGGAGCAGGGCGGTCCGAGATGATGTCCTCGGTCCCCTCTTCCCTCTCGACCTTGATCGACTTGCGAGCTCGTCTGGAGCTGGCCGTCATCATCGCCTGCTCTCGCACCGCCTCGACCGCATCTTCGAGCTTCTGCTCTTCGAGTAGCGGCTGAGTGTGGTGGGCCTCTTCCATGTAAAGTTGGAAGAGCCGCAGGGGCAACTTGAAGGCGACCATCTCGTTGACGCCGATGCAGCCGGCGTACTCGCCGGTCTTCAGCGACAACGTCTCGTACCCAGGCACCTCGGAAGGCTTGATCGGCTCGTATCCCAGGCGCATGCGCGCCGCGATAGAGTCGGCCGGGTTTGTCGTGGTCAGCCAGATGACATGATACCCCTTGATCTTCGGTAGATTGGGAAGAACGGACTGGTACAGGGATTGCCGAAACTCGTCCAGTCTCTCCCGGTCGTCCAGCGTCCGAGTATCCGCCGCCCTCACAGCATCCAGGCCGCGATCACGTCTCGCTTTGCTTTCGAGTCTCTCTTCACGTAGTTTGCGCGCCATCTAGGGTCTCCGCATGAAATTGGTTACTGGGCCCCGGCCTTGTTCTGCCGATCATAGTCGCGATAGCGTTTCAGCATCTTGGCCCGACGCTGGGGATCGTCCCAGTCGCCCGACTCTTTCATTGCTGCGATACGCTCGCGACTCAGGTAGACTTCGTTGGCCTGGAGCTCTCGCCCAGGCCCACCGGTGCGGAACTTGGGACCGCCGTTTGCGCCGTTCGGGCGTTTCTTCGGGGTCTCCTCGTCTTCGTCCTCGTTCTTGGCTGCGACACGCCGCTTCTTGCGCGGGCGCTCGTCAACCTCCTCATCTTCCTCGTCCTCTTCGTCGTCATCGTCAGATTTGGCTTTCTTCTTGGCGAGGTGAGGGAGACGAGCCGAAATTCTCTTGTCCAGCTCTTTCCAGTACTCCTTGGTAGCTGGATCGAAGCCCTCCTCGACCAGAGAATCGTCGATGGCGCGCGCGATCTTTGAGTCGAGGTCGCGGGCCTGCACATCGAACCAGGAATTTCGAGTTCGCCACTGATTGACGTTCGACAGCACCCGCGGGTCTAGCTGTGGACGCTCCTGCTCTCGACGCGCCTCCTGCTCCCAGCGAGTCTCCATCTTGCGGAGGTCCTCGCGCAGGTTGTCCCGAATCCGAGTCGCCTCGACCACTTCCGCACCTTTCTGCTTCGTGGTCGCCTCGGCAATCAAGTCTTCCGACTGCTGAATCAGACCCTTGGTCTGCTTGATTCGAGCTTCGAGGTTGCTTTTGTCGTTGGCGTCGAGGCGCCGATGAATGCCCTGAACTTCCTCTCGGAGCTTCTGGTTCTCCCGGAGAAGCGTGTCCCGTTCCCCACGGAGCCGCATCTCGGCCTCCCGACGCCGCTGGCGACGAGACTTGCCCTTGGATGCCTTCTTGCGCTCTTCCTCGGCCTCGTCCTCTTCGGCCTCACCTAGACGAGCCTCAGGCTCCTCTTCTTCATCGGACTCCTCTTCTTCATCGGAGTCGTCATCGGCCTTCGCTTTCTTGCCCTTGACTTCTTTCGGCTCGGGAGATTCTTCGTCGTCCTCGCTTTCGCGAGTCACTTCCAGGTTTTCGGCCCGGTCGGTGACGATGATGAGTTCCTCCTCGTCGGGAGTCTCCTTGCCCTTGGTGTCCTCGTCGTCCTTTTCTTTCTCTTTTGCCATTCTGGTGTCCTCGCGGTTTACTTGAGATAAGCGACCATCTGAAGCGGGTCGCCGTCGATCTCGCCAACCAAATCGACATCACGGAAAATGACGAAGAGAGCCGGGTCAGCTCGGTTGGGGACCGGCACTTCCCATCGGTCGCCGCCATACTTGGGGCAACGTACGA